GTAACATCACATCGTAGACAAGTAAAGTCATAATTAGGCACTGTGTGTTAACCTCGTTGTGTGGTACTGGCATGTTTTATACATTTTGCGGTAATAATAAGACTTATCTGATGGTTTTTCTACCACCCCTGGAAGTTTTTCATTGCACTCACATACTTTTCTGTACTCTGTTTCTAAACGTTTAACTTCTTCTTTGGCATTAAACAATTCTTGTAAAAGTTTATGCGCTTCTTTATACATCTGGCTCTCCATATCCTGCGGCTCGCAACAAGTTAACAAAATCTTCTAACCGCACTAGTGTAACCCATTCAGTAATATTAACCTCTCCCTGTCCGTTAAGACGCAAAACTGCTACGGGCAAATCTTTACCGTTGTGTCTGTCTTTAAGCTGCTTAATAGTGGCGCTGGGTGAAAAATCTTTGCGGGCTTTAACTTCCCAATCAATTCCAATAGTGCCCGTAATATCTGTTCCGCTACGACCAGCCCCTGTACTTTCAGCAAAAGGGAATCCATGCTCGGCTAAGTACATAGCTACTACTTTTTGCGAACGATACCCTCTATGTTTTCTTGACTGACTAGGCACTGTAACGGCTGCCTCGCATGCGGTCACGGTCTCCTGAAGTGCGTCGGGTTAGCTCACGGCTCACTAGGCTGTAATACCGCTCCATATTGTCCTGTGTAGTCTCCATAAGCTTACGGTACGCGTATGTGTATTTTTTAACTTTAAGTTTTTCTTGGATATCTGATTGGGTTAGTACAGCTGCTTTTAAAAGCCCAGCTTTTTCTGTACTTTTACCTGTTGAAGTGGAAATTAAAGCCCTTGCCTCAGCTAAATCGTAGTCATTCTCTGCTTCTAGTTCTGCAACTTGAGCACACGCGGTCTGTGTGCGCATCATGTTGTAGTTCTCCATGTATTTAGACGCCATTACCATAAGGTCTTGGTCTCCCACTAATGTGATGTCTGTAGGGAAATCAGGTAATTCTATGTCAAGAACTTTTTTTACTGTCAAACCTTGACGCTCTAATATTGAAATAATTTCTTCACTAATTCCTGTAACCTCAAGCTTGAACATTATCATACCCCTTACACTGATAACAACCTTCTGTAGCATCAATATTACAGGTAGGAGGCTCTTTCTTGTCAACCGCAAAAACTATATGTTCAGCTGCTTCCAAAATGTGACTAATTCCAAAATCGCTTTTGGGAATAACAAATTCTTTAACCTGTTGATTAGCTTTATTTTCGTATAAAAATATTGCTTCTTGTGGTTGTATTGGCAGCCCTATCAATTCAGCTAATTTCATATACATCTGTGCTTGTTTAATATGACTCATGAAAGGAGCATTTAACGCTTTCCACATGTCATCAAGATTTCCGTTATGTTCAGCTGTAAGATTTGGCGCTTCAAATCTAAATGTGCCTGCGCCTATGGATTTAATCTCTAATAGTAGGGGCTCCCCAAAACCAAGAAGTATTCCGTCTGCGTGACCAGAAATCTTTAATGGCTCATAATTAAGTGAAACCTCTCGATATTCAAGGTGTTTAACATCTATTTTGTGATTCGATGGAATTCCTAAAAATGTGTCTTTGCAATCATCGCAATAGTACTTTCCCCACAGAGCATCCATCTCTTTAAATATATTTTGCCAACCTGCATGAATGTCATGGCCTACTTGAAATACTCTTTTTTGTGTAAGCGTTACGCGGTATTTACTTGGTGGGGGTGGAAAACCAAGTAATTGAAAATATGAACTTCTATGGCACCAATCATCTTTAACCATAGCTGAGGGATGGAGCACATCAGAACGACGGTCAGTGGGTGCGGGCTTAGCAATAAGTTGACGTTCTACAGTTGTTAATACTCTTGAAGTTTTTTTACCCGCGTCAATAAATTTTTTAAGGCTGCCGGTTGCCTTAAATTTTTCCCCTTTTATTTCCATGTTTGAGTACCCACTCTTCTAATGTAAGGCCAACCTTAGCAGCTTTTCTCTTTAACGCATTACGCTCACGATGGCTCATACCTCCCCATATACCATGCTGCTCATCCATGTCCTCTGAATAAAATAAACATTGAAGTCTTACGGGGCATTCGGGGAAGCCATCTTTACCAAAGCATACGGATTTTGATTTTGTTGCAATTTCTTTATATTTAATTTTATCTCGTGGAGGGAACCACAATTCTGTATCCATGCCACGACATTTTGCTTGATGCCACCACTCTAAGTTGGCGGAACTTTCGTAAGACAAGTGCACTCCTGAAGATTCTGGCGCATTTCTAAGAAATCATCTTCAGTAAGCAATACATAATTGTTCTCGTTAAGACTCACACCTAATACGGGCATTCGACTATCAAGAATTGCTTCGTTGACAATTTTCTCCAAAACTGCGGCTTTGACAGTAAAGGAGGCTTTGCCCGTCCACTTATGCTCTATAAGAAGGTCGCTACTACGAACATCACCTTTACGACCCCAAAAAGCCCCGCTACCAGCGCTACGCTGACCGCCAACTTTCTTTGCTAATCGTACCTCGTGCTTCTTAGATTGCTTTTGACCTTCACTCCTCATCGGAGTCATCTGCTACGAACTTAGACCCAGCTTTAATGGAGTCAAGCACATCGCGTTCTAAAGTTTCTTTCAAATCTATTTCTTCCCGTATGGAGTCAAGCATAGCATCTGCCCCTTGCCATTGTCGAGTCTCGCCGTTAATGTCATAGCGATAATAAGCACCCGCTCTAGTGATGACCTTATTGATAATACCCATAGCAATCACTTCTTTAGCAAAATCGTAATTACCGCGTTCTACGGGACCTCCTGGAGCAAAGTAGAAGTCAACAAAAGCTGTCTGTGATGGTGGGGCTGACTTGTTCTTAAGGGTGCGAATTTTAATGGTCTGACCTACGCGATGTTTTTCTTGCCCTGTACCGGCGTCAATCCATTCATCGCGCTTAATCTCAATACGCGTAAAAAAAGCGTAATCCTTGCCTTTACCGCCGGGAGTAGTTCTTGGGTCGCCGTACATAACGCCCACCTTGTCACGCCATTGGTTAATCATAATTCCAATAAAAGGACGCTCATAATCAATGAGTGAACGTTTAGAAGCAATCCCTACCTTACGGAAGAACTTGTTAGTCAGCATGGCACCTCTGCCTACTGTGAATTCTTCCATTTGTTTCTCGTCTTCTGCACTAGGAACCAGGGCAGGAAGGGAATCAATAACCACGCAATCAACAGCCTTGCTTTCGACCAACTCAATAACCGACTCATATGCTTCCTCCATAATGTTAGTTGATACAACGTAAAGGCGCGATAAATCAACACCGCACATCTCTGCATATTCTGGTACCCATTGTTCTGCGGCAACCCATACAGTTGTAAATTCTGGGTCTTTTGCTTGATTTGCTGCAATTGTCTTTAGCGCAATAGCGGTTTTACCGTTAGAAGCTTCTCCAACAATTTCATGCCATTGATTAACGGGCCAACCCCCACCCAAAGCAACATCAAAAGCAATAGACCCAGTTGTTACTCTGGACATTACATCGTCTCTAATATCTTGACCAAGAACAATAGTATTTGCACCAAGCTTTTTGTTAATCTTGTTAATAATCTTTGCTAACTCTGGATTAAGTGCCATTAAATATGTCCAATGATTGTCTGTGGGTTAAAACCGCCGGTTGCTACTTGTCGTGCAGGCTGTGCTGGTCCCGAAGCCTGTGGTCCGCCAACAATTCCTTTACCTACGCCAGAACCTGATTGTTGAATTGGATACCCGCAATCATAACAACGTGGTTTATTTTCTCCACCACCTGTGTAATTTCCGCTCCCGCATCCAGGACAACGAGAGGCCGTCGTTGCACTTGATGGCAATTGACGTTCTCTTACTTCGGGCGGTAGGTATGGAGGCTGTTGTTGAGTGGGGGGATATGAAGTAGGTTGCTGTGGAGATGAATATTGTGGGACAGAGGGCTGTTGCTGTCCTAATTTATTTGCCCACCAATTACTGCTCATCTTCTTCCTCCTTGTATGTTGTGCTTAACTTTAATGCGTGAGTATGAAGTATATCAAGTTCTATACCTGATGAAAAAGCGGTGACGAGGGCAGAGAAACCGATGGCCTTATAGAAGTCAGTCATTGCATCTAACTCATCATCACTAATAGATTTTTCAAATTCTTCGTCAAACTCTCGTTGTTGAGTCCCAACAATTATTCGAGCGTTTAAATCACTAATAACATCTATAAAAGGAAGGAGTTCGTCTAAAGCGGCTAACCTTTTGTAACTATCTTCTAATTCTTTTTCCTCGCCTTCCTTGCTTACCGGGTTTAATCCAAGTAACAAAGCTATTTGATTTGGATTATCAATGCTTAAATCGTAAAGACTCCAACGAGTTATAGTGCTGAAAGGTATCTCTAATTGGGTGTGTAAATGCTCATCTTTAGAAAAAAACTTATCAAACCACCTCATTATTTAGCTTCTCCCCAACGTTGAACGGTTTTAACATCTGCAATCAGTGGAACATCCAAAAGTTGAATTCCCTCCATAGCGCTACGAATAGCCTCTGCTGTTTCAAATGCTTTATTGTCCGGGGTGAGGGTCACAAGTTCATCATGTACTGTCAATAACAATTTAGCTTCTTTTGGAATCATGTCCTGGGCGCGAATCATAGCAAGTTTAATAATGTCTGCTGCTGAGCCTTGTATGCGAGTGTTAAAAGCCTGACGTTCTGCACCTGATTTAATACCAAAATTAGAGGAGTTAATATCGGGCAGGTATCTACGGCGTCCTAGCAGAGTGGATACATAACCCCTTTTGCGTGTGCTATTGACAACCATAATTCGGTACTTATTGACAGCGTTAAATTTTTTTGAAAAGTCATTAAGAAGATTTTTTGCTTCCGTAACAGTACATCCTATAGAAGCCGCAATTTTATCGGGACCAACACCATATGCCATAGCAAGAACAAGGACTTTACCTGCCTTGCGGTCCACGCCCATGGTGTCTCCAACTGTTGTATAAATATCTCGGTTATTGAGATAGTTATCCATCATGATTGGGTCTTTTGCCATGGAAGCAATCACTCGCGGTTCAATTTGTGAATAATCCGCAACTACAAGCTTGTAGCCTTCGGGAGCATAAAAAAGATTACGGATAGCCTTGCCGTGAGCCGTGTGAGGAGCCGGAACGTTTTGAAGGTTTGGATTACGGCTTGAGAAACGTCCAGTCTCGGCCCCATGCTGTACAAAGTCACAATGAATCTTGCCGTCAATAAGAAGGCTTTCTTTATGTTCAACCTTAATCTTTCCTGCGGTTGTGCGGGTTACATCTCCACCAAGATAGGGAATAACGTAAGTTGTAAGAAGCTTATTTAAATCAGAGTACTCCAGGAGCGCTTTTACAAGTGGGTTTGTGTCTCTATACGGCTCTAATGCATCTGAAGCCACTGAGTAGTCAGATAACGTTAGGGGTTCACCATCTATGTCTTTTGACTTGCCCTTTGGGGTAAGAATCTTAGGCTTAAGGCCTTGTCCACCATTTTCCTTCTTACCATATAGAAGCTCTTGCTTCTCTGGGTTAGAGTTGATATTAAATACTTTGCCAGCAATTCGGTAAATATCAGAACGTGCTTTCTCAATATCAATCTCTAACTGAGCGTGTAAAACCGTTAGCTGCTCTATATCTATTGGAGCCCCGGACAACTTCATGTGGCATAGAACCCTAAGGACACCCATCTCTAAGTTCATTACATTGGTTAGCTGTCCTTCTTCTAACTTCTTTTTAAGTACGTTCTTATAAAGCAAAAATGTGTATTTGGCATCAAGGTATGCGTACTTGGCAACATCTTGAAATGAATACTTCTCAACTTCTTTACCAATTCCCTTAACCATGTGATAGCCAAATTCACGAGATAAACAATCGTCTAAACCGCACTTGTTTTTATTTCGGTTGTCATACAAAAACGAAGCAATCATAGTATCAAAATACGGGCCCTTAGGAATTTCTCCCCCGTAATATTTAGCAATAGAAGTTAAATCAAATACTAAATTATGACCAACAAGTGTGCGACCTTCTCCAAACATCAACGGCTTTAACGCCAAAAACACTTCTGATGGGAGTAGCTGCTCTGGTGGTGGTCCAAATGTAACTGTGGCTTTCTTTTTATCTCTTGAATAATCAGATTCTCGTGCTGGTAATCCAGCATCTACACGCTTCTGTCCTTGGCCAGTTAAAGGGAACTCCTCTAAAATAAAATCACCATTTGGGTGGCCTAGCGCTATAACATCACCTCGACCATGTGTAGATAAAGAAATCCACAAAACCTCATTGACAACCGTTACGCCACGTTGTGGCCCAACAGTTTCTAAATCATACGCAAAAGAGTCTTGCTGTAAATAGTACGAAACCATTTCATCAAGTTGTTCTTTAGTGGTAATAATATTTATGGGAACCCCCTAAAAAGGAGAGGTTGAGTAGGGGAATAAGAACCCAACCTCTCCAAACCTAGTATTAGGCTAAAGCGTTTACTACTTCTGTAAGCTCTGCAATTGAAAGCTTGCGAACAATTGAAGCATCAAATGGATTCATATCTTCAATAGCAGACTCTGCCTTTGCCTCGTCAATTCCATAATCCTCGGCAAGGTCACGACCCTTAACTGGGTTAAGTGTGTAAACGGTATGCTGCATTTGACCACGACGTGCCACAGCCCAATAGTTTTTAGCCAATGGTCCTGAAGGCGAGTGATGTGCTGCGTGTAGGGTTTTAAAAAACAGTGGTGAGGCAACAAGCTTTGTCATAGTTGTCTCTGTTGGAGTAAGAACTGCAATAGAGAATGCATACTTCTTCTCAGCTTTGCTGTTTAGTGATGGGGTTAAACAGATTGGGCAGCCGGTTCCAAGGCAAGTGTATGAACGCTGGCCTTCTGTCTTTTGTGTAAGAAAGTGTTGGCTGTAAATAGCAAAAGGACCATCTGGGTCAAGAAACTTAATGATTTGAATTGTCTCAGAAAGTTTAAAATCTTTTGCGTACTCTTTAGGCTTAATAGCCTCTTCTGCGGCATCCCAACCAGATTTAATTGCATCTGTTGAATTGCTTGGGCGACCTTCAATATCTGCATTTTCAATTGAAAATTCATCAACTTCAGGTACGAAATCATCTGTAATTTGAACTGACATTTTTATATCTCCTAGTTTGTTTGACTTGATTCGTTTTTAGTTTCATTTGCAAGGATTTGACTCCATGCCTCGGCTATCTCAATGCTGAGATGTCGGTGTACAGCCCAGTCTATACGCTTGACTTCTAAAAGTCCAGCCTTAATAAAGAGCTGTACAGCCGTTTCAATCATGGCTCGGCTGTAAAGGCGTCTTCCTTTATGGTCTTCTCCATGAATATTTTTTTTAGTGGGTAGTCGGTAAGGGGCTTTAGGTAAGTAGCCTTTTTCGTTCCAAACCCGTATTGAAACAAAAGGTCTTCCCAAAGCTTGAGCTAGCGCACCTACAGTAAAAAGCTCTACATCGTTCCCGTTAGGCAAAGTTTTTACTTGTGGCTTTGCATCCCATTGCTGCGTTGACACGCGGTCAACAGTTTTTGGCAATGCACTTTCGCGTCGCTTTTTTTTGCTTCCTGGGTAAAAGACGTCCAGGTCTGCAAAAGCGTTATCAATGTAATCGTCTGTCATTCTTTAACCAAGAATGCATACGAAACTTTAAGTGGAAACATTAAATCAATGTCTTCTTCCGTTAATTCTTTTTTGTATAGCGCAGCCATAATTGCTTGCGGGTCTAAAGTTGGAAGCTTTGGCATACAAGTATCTTCTAACCCTTTTTCAGTAATAATGCGTTTTGCAACTTCTGGGTCAAGTGGATTAGAATTTTTACGTTGTTTAGTAAGTGTAATCCCGTCAACTTCAAGAATTACATGGCCATTACCGTTTACTTCGCCGAAAGACTCAACAACTTCAAGTAAACGCTTTTTTAATTCTGATTCTCGCTCTAACATGAGCTTCATTTCATTTTTAAGCGCAACGTACTGTTGTACTGTTCTATTGACTTCTGTATTTTCCATGTAATCCCCTTTATATGGGGCTACATTATTGAGCTAGCTACTTATTGTCAACTAGATAGGATTCAAGAGCCTTAATAAGTACGCTTGTAACAGTTACACCTTCTGAAAGAGCCTTTTTCTGGACAGGCTTCCAAATCTCATCGGGAACACGAATTGTACGTGTAGGTGTCTTGGGCGCGTTAGGCATTAAATAATTATATCAGCTTAGACTGAAGCAAAGGTCAAAAACTGTTTAAGGCTTCCCACGGTAAGTGGTACTCCGCCCTTATCATCTATGCCTTCGCCATCAATAATTGCGTTAGCAACAGATGTTTTTTGTTGTAAAGCGTCATATTGACGTTCTTCTACGGAGCCATCAACAATAAGGTCTTGTATAACAATTGTTTTCCACGTAGAAGATGCTCTCATAATACGTCCGTTTCGTTGAGTTGCAGAACCTGAACTCCAAGGTAAATCATAATTAATAAGGAGATTGGCAGCGGGCAAATCAACGCCGTAACCACCAGCATCAGAAGATACAAGGACGCGAATTTCAGGTAGAGTATTAAAGGCAATTTTATTCTCCTCCTTAGTCTTCGCATCTAACTTACCTGAGTACAAGCGGCACTGTTCAACCCCTAAAGCATCGGCTATTTTGTCCAGCATGTCTACGTAAGTGGCAAAAATTACTAGTTTGTTCTCTTCATTTTGTTCTAAAAAGTTCTTGGCGTATTCAATAAGTGTGTTTAGCTTATTAGAGGTGTCAATATTTTCTAAAGCCCCATCATTAACAAGCTCATTAGCGTAGGCAGAGCCTTCTCCGTTCATGGCTAAATATTTCTTTGCGCTAGTACGAAGCAAGTCTGGGTGGGAACACAACATCTTAAGACACCCAATTTTAGACATAATTTTTCCGCGCATTTCATCTTCTGGTCCACCACGGCTAGCTTCAATGCCGTAGTGCGCTAAAATATTAAACGAGGCACCAAACATTGCTTGGGCATCGTCTAAATCTTGCATTAAATCTTTTTGAATACGGTTGTATAACTTTGCAGACTTCCTATCAAAAACAATTTTGATTGGGTCTTTATGAATTGATTCTGGGAGAAATGGCGCAACATCAGGGTCTTTTTGTGCTTTACGAACCGATGCTTCTTTCATTACCTCATGAAGAGTAGGAAGATTAATGTAGCGCTCTACACCACCCCAATTGTTGCGCACAATAAATGTGCGGTCAAAGTTTTCAAAACTCCCTAAAACTCCGTTATCAACAAACTGCATAATGCTATACAGCTCTTCTGGTTTTCCGTTTTCAATAGGTGTTCCGGTAAGAGCAAACTTAAATGGTGCGTTAGATAGTTTTTTTACTTGTTTAGAACGTTTTGAACGAAAAGACTTAATAGCGGTTGCTTCGTCTAAGACTACAAATCCTCGTGGAAGTTTTTTGATTTTATCCCAGTCGTTAACAACTTGCTCATAGTTAAGGATGATGTAATCAACCTTTGAATTACGCCAGTCGTATGCTTTCTCGTATTGTTCTGCTCTTTTTGCTGGCGTTCCATCAATGACCAAAGGGTTTGAAGTATCATTAGTAAACTTCCTAATCTGATTTGCCCATTGATATTTAAGTGAAGATAAACAGACTATCAAACCTGGCTCTGTAATTTGACGCGAATCCATAAGACGTTCAACCGCTGCAATGGTTAAAACGGTTTTTCCTAGCCCTAAATCATAAGCAACTAACATTTTCTGTCGTTCGCACATGCGGTCAACAGCCTCTGGTTGGTAAGGAAGAAGTGTGCCCGTAAAAGTCATAGAACTACCCTAGCAGGCTCTTAATCTGATTGCTGAGATGCTCCATATCTTTATCATTAGTGATAACTGCGTCCCAATCCCATAAATCCATATCTGTCTCTGATACGTGGTCGTTAACTGGTCCTACTCCAGGCCGATTAATGCGCCAAATTTGTGAGTTTTCAATTTTTTTAATTTCTTCGGCTTCATTTTGAAACCTAACATCGGTAATGACTATGCGGTTGGTGGGATTAATAGTGTTTAAAACTTGGTTAACCCAAAAGTTTTCACCAAGTATGTTGCGTGCTCCAACTCCCAAATCTTGTAGGAGACGGCGTACTTCGGGCGCAGTTTTTTTGGCGCCTTCCCATCCCTGAGAATCAACTAAATCTTGAAGTCTAAAAACAGGTTGACCATCGTTAATAAATGGGTCCATCTCGTATAAAAGTTTGCGAATGTTACTTGCAAACGCAACATTTTCATAACCATGAAGACCGATGAGCATCCCTGCAACGGTGTCTTTTCCTGATTGCGCGTATCCTGACAAACCAATAATCATAAGAATGCTCTCTTCCCGTGTATTGAGTGGCGTGCGTTTTCTAAGCCAAACATTATCTCGGCTTTGCTCATACCACCAACATCTTTCATGTCTGTATTGTCATAGTTAAAAAACCAACAGTCAAATCCCATTGCTTTTGAGTATTCAAGTAAAGCCATTGATGAGCTGAGTCCAGCTTGGTCATTATCCATAGCAAACGTAATGTGGTTTGCTCCTCTAATAAGATTAATTTGGTCTTTTGACACAGAAGAACCGCACACTGCAACTCCACCAAGCACGCCAACTGACGCAAGTCGGGCTACATCTAAAGGTGACTCGACTACAGTAATGTTTGGTCCTTCATAACGTTGATAGCCAAAAAGTGTAGATGACTTGTTTACTTTAGGTGGGAAGTTATTAAAACAGCGTTCTTTAAACCACTTTTCTTGCCACCCAATAAGCTTGTTAGTGTATGGGTCGCGCATAGGAAGAATCCAACTTTCGTTAGAAGAATTCCATAAGATTTCATAATAATCTGCTGCAACGGATGTAATGCCACGAGATTTTAAGGCGTATATAGGGGGAGAAGAAAAAGCGCTAAGCATTGATTCTGTCATTGGCTGTGCTTGTTCTTGTATAGGCGCAAGTGCAGTTAATTTTTCAAACGCTTTAGTTAAATTACGTTCGCCACTGCTAATCCATTGCTTAGCTATATCGGAGCCAACTCCTTGAACATACTCAACTAATGAGTTAACACTTCCTTTAAAGTGGCATGAGAAACAGTTGTGAACACCGGTGTCTGCATTAATGTACCAAGAAGGATTGTTGTCTTCTTTTCCTTTACGCTCCAAGTGAGCGGGGCATCTAGCTTTAATCTCATCGCCATGAATTGAAATAACTTCTATGCCGAGCCTGTCTAATAGGTCTTCCATCTCCTCAACGGTCATAGGTCGTTCTCATCTAGCTCTCTAAAATCTCCCGTATTCCAATCCCACAGCATTGATACCTCTGCTGGCCCAGAGTTACGGGAAGCAATAACCTTAAGAATACGAGTATCGTCAACGTTTTCATCTTCGCGTTGAAGACCAAAAATAACATCTGCATCTTGATGAAAAGAAGACGAGTAACCAATAGCATCGGTGGTCACTTGACCATTACGCATCTTGTTCTCTAACACCTGCGTAGAAATAACTATGGGTTTGTTGGTTCTTTGCGCCAAACGTTTAAGAGAACGAGTTATGTTTGTAAGAGCCTGGGGGCTTCCTGGTTTTTCACCATTCTCGTCAACCATCAAGTACATACCATCAATAAAAACAATATCTGGTTGGTGAATTTGAATCTTGCTGGCAACCGCAGATACAGTAGCGCCTTCTGATGCTCCAATAAGCCAAAATTTTTCTCTCATCTGAGCAATGCTATTAAGCTTTGCTTTAACACGAGATTCTTCTTCATCGGTAAGGGCACCGCTTTGGTAACGAGTATGAGAAACACGCGCTCTCATGGAAACATAACGAGAAAGCTGTTCTTGGTTTGTCATCTCAAAAGACTGAAACATTGGAGTGCTACCTTTGAGGTGAACGTTTTGTGCAATCTGTAGCGCTAAAGTTGATTTACCGGTTTTTGGTGGGGCAACAATAATGACTAATTGACCATTTTGCAGCCCATTTGTTGCGGCATCAATTGTTGGAAACCCCGTAGGAACTCCAAGTAATCCTGGATTGTTTTTGCGAAATAAATACTCGTCCCAAAGCTTAAGCGGGTTTTCTGTAATGTCGACGTCAGTAGATTTACTTAAACCATCTTCTTCAAGTTTTATAATCCCCTTTTGGATTGTAATAAGGGCAGACTCATGATTTCCTTGTTTTTCAATCTGCTCAATCGCTTCGCCAATCATGGAAATTGTTGCAGATTTACGACGTGCTGAAACTAAACCATCGAGTAAATAATCAATTGAATCGACTACATCTACTACTCGATAAGAAGGAAAGTTTTCATTAACAACGTCAATGCTAGGACATTCACCGTATTTGGTGAAATGAGACTTAAGAAGAGACCACACTTTACGGTCTTCATTATCAACAAACCAGAAGTCATTGACACCGCGCTCAAACAATCTTGTTAAATCGCGGTCTTGAATAACCTTGCTAAGTAATAAGGTTTCTTTGTTCATATTTGAGTAAAGTCCAATCCCCAGTGGCCGTACCGTAGCAGGCGCGTTGGTAAATCCAAAACGCCAACAACTTCCGGTCTATAGGGAAGCTCTTGAACTAAGTGCTCAATGGACTCATAATGAGTAAAATATCTAAATGGGTTAGTTCCCATATGGTCAAGGTGGTCAGTTAGCTGCTCTAGCGCAGAATCATCCATCGTAAACGAAGCTAACTCTAGGGTGTAACCAACATTTTGTGAAAACATATAAAGTCGGCTAAGTAAAGACCTATTAATTTTTGTATCTTTTGTGGAGACAGGAAAAACTTTTAAAACTTTTTTTACTGTAATTTCAATGTCAAGGAAAGTGTCTGCGGTAACAATTACGCGCTTTGGTAACTCGTTACTGATATCCCCTTTGCGCATTTTTAAACTACCTCAACTTTTCCAAACTTTATAATAAAATCCCTGTTACCTTGAAAAGAAGATTTTGCTTTTTCAATGTCTTCAATAGTAGGTTTATCAATAAGCTCCATGTTATAAAGACCGCTGCTTTTATCTATCTTCTCTTGAACAAATTTAACATGTTTGCAAGAGTTTCTACTTTTAAAATTTGGACAAGTGCATATTGATTTTCCAGCATCATTTATGCCAACCTCATAGACACTTGGTCCAGGAACTTGGTTATCTGTAAGGAAGAGCTGAACTAACCTTACATGATTATCCACAAAAGCCTCCATTATCGTAAATCCTTGCTACCAGTTACTGGAACGTACAAAAAAGCTTCTTTAATAAAACTACCTGTTGCATCACCATAAACATCAGCCCAATTATCACGCTGGATATTACTGGTGACAATCGTAGGCAATCCGTTGTTAAATCGTGTTCTTAATACGTGATGAAGCATATTTTTTTGCCACCCCGAAAGGCTAGAGTGTTCTTTTCCTACGTCATCAATTACTAAAACTCTGATGTTGTAAGCGTCATCGCTACACTCACCTAACATGCCTGCGTATAGAGTCTCCTCTGCTTCTGTCGGCTCATCCATTAATTTTCCCTTTAAATCAAGGACGCCATTAAAAGTCGTAAAATAGCAGGGGCGGACAAGAACCTTGTTCTCGGAAGGGACAAATGCCTCAATTGGAAAAGTGGTCATCATCTCCTGAATAATTGCTAGGGCAAGGGTAGTTTTTCCGCGACCTGGCTCCCCATACAAAAGGATTCCACGACCGCAATTAGACCCTCCAGCCTTTAAAATGAACTCACCCTTAAGGGCTGCGCTAATCCAGGCTCTAATCGGCGCTAAAGCCGAATTAGGGGCATCTGAGCAGTCATCTAAGACCCAGCCAAGACGGGCTTTAGGAATAGCAGAGGTTTGAACCCATGTACGGCGTCTTACCTTTAAATCCGCTAGCTTAAACACTGAAGTCCTCCCCAAAAACTTTCTTCCACTGTTCTTCGGCCTGAACCATAGCGGTATCGAGGTCTACTGACGAATTAATCCTTGATTTTGCTTGAACCGCTAAATCTGGAAACCGTTTAATAAACATCTTCCACAACATGTCCCCATTGGTCTCTTTATTAATCTTTAAAGCGCCAAAAAATATCCTCATCATCTCTTGCTCAATAGAGCCATTGGTATCGTACTGGGTACGGGATTTAGCGAGGGCGATAAAGAAACGGCTGCCAGCCATGTTCCAAGGTGGTATGCCCCAAATCTGACTCATCTGTGTAGCAAACTCATTAATGGACTGGTTGATGTTCCAACCATCTGGTGACGTGGTTTCGCGGTCGATAACTTTCTTCTCGTGCTCTTCTTCTTTTTTCTCTTTGTAGGCTGCCTTGCGCTCTTCTATGGCTTTAAGGCGCTCGGCTTGTCGCTCATCGGCTTCCGAGCTTGAAGTGGGTTCAAAAAATTCATACCCCATTTTTTCTTCCAATCCTTCGATTGATGTTTTATTAATATTATTAGCTGAATATGCTAATACTTGTATTGAGCTATTCTGCACAGTGTGCTGTATCTGAAGGACGTTTTGTGACCCCCAGGAATTAGCCTCCAGGAATCCCTTTTCCGTTACATAACTAACTGTTACCACTCGGTTTCCCACCCGTTCTTTACGGGTCAGGATTAGCCCTGCTTCTCGCAACTCTTTGAGTGCGGTCTGTATTGCTTTTCTATTCTCTGCCACCACATCAGCTAAACGGTCAGCGCTAATAGACATATCGCTATTAACAAAGTAATGAAGTGCTGCTCGTGCTCTTAAAGAGAGTTTTGTCGACATTTAGCCATCTCTTGCACAATTTCTTGAGCCCTTTTAAGGCACGCACTTAACTCATCCTCCAACGACTGTGAAACGGTCTCCTGGGGAATCTTAACCATAGGCTCTGTTTTAAGCGGTTCAACGCTCTCTACCGGCTTTACAGGCACCTTAATAACTTCATTGAGAGGTACTAACCCATCACATAGATTAAACGCTTGAACGTTCTGCGATAGACAGCTTTTAAGCGCAGAAAAACATTGGTCGTCTTGCTCATCCCATAAAAGGAACGCAACCGAATCAGTTTCTTTGACAAAAGTAACCGCTTCGCGTATGGGGTCTTGATGCGTTGACTGCGACGCTCCAGGGATTCCAGTTGTCTGCGCATCCTCATGGCAAAACACAATAATGTCTTTATTGCAAACTTTGGCGTATTGTGCCACAAGTGTCTGAGCTTTAGTTGGTGCTTTTTCATAAGCTAGAACTAATGTGCCACCTTCACCTTTTGCGTAATAATGGTCTTCCATAAGAGCCTCAATATTTGCTCTACTGGTATCTCCGTTACCCGTAACTAAAACAAAATAATTTTTTTCCATCAGACCTCCTCAGTAACAGGAGCGACAGCATACACAGCCTTACCGCTCCCTACCAATCGCGTGAACTGTGGCAGGTTGGTATGAATTTATGCGTTCTACAGCCACCACAAGGGATGAACCAAAAAAAGCGCCTGAAACTGTATAGACAATAAACATCTTAGTATTGTCTGCGCCAATAAGCCCAGTCCCACATGCTGATACACAAAGGGTTATAAAGGCACGAATTAAACGCATATCTATAAAAGAATCTAATATTGAAATAAGTTGATTTGCAACAGCAAAAATAAAAGCTGTAAATCCAGAAATAAGAAGTAAGTTTAACATTCCTCTATACTACTACGAAGAAGGCTGCGCTAACAAAATCTCAAATGTACTTCCCACATTTAACCAATTTGGCAACGTGTCTACTAAACGATTTTGAATAGAAAAACGATTTTTGTAATAATGGCTTCTAGCGTTATTAGTAGAATTTCCTTCCCAAAACAGGTCAGCTCTTTGAGCAACTCCGTTTGTTCCATCAAAGTATTGATTTATAAATGAAGATTTTTCAAAAAGAGCTGCATCAACGTATACTTTATTTAGTCCGGATGGGGCAGTCCATTTAATTCCAACTTTAGCATAGGATGCATTATTTGGCGCTTTACTAATAGTAAACGCCCTTGTCCAAGTACTAGACGTTAAAAATGAATTTCCATTAGACGTAGAAATTAATGTGTTAGAACTATTAAACCAAGATATAAACGGTATTACAGAAATTGTTTTGGTTGTTTCGTACAAATAAATGCTAAATGCATAATCATTCCCAGAAAAAATAGGCATTGAACTTGAAGTAAGCTTTACTTCAGCAGCGGTTAAGGGAGTTATCTCTACACATCCACCACTTATGTCAATAGAACTTGCATCCGGGTCCGGAGCAACTTGGTCATTATATAGAGCCATTGTTCCATTTGATATGGTCCAATTATTTGTACTAGCTTCAAAATTAGGGTTTAGAAGCTCGTTAACCCTACTAGCAATAAGGTTTATTTTAATTTGCCTTGCTTCTTCAAAATAAGTTTCTGAGGAACCAACTTCAAATTGAAGAGCGTCTATGTAATGTTTTTCCGCATTTACGATGTTTGCAATACTAATTCTTGGAACACAGAAATAAGCATTACTTGGAGCAGTTTGAGAAACTTTAAACCTGCTCCAAGAGCCTGACGTATCCGAAACTCCTGTACCAGAAGACGAAGAAGATATTAAATTTCCCCGCATGTTATACCAATAAAGTTTTGCAGACACGCTTCTTGCTGTTGTTCCAGCCCTTGCGTACCCACTAAAAGTATACGCAACACCGGATTTTACAGGAATACCGTAATTAATTGGGTTGTCGCCCGATAAAGATAGTTCTGCTGTCCCCGATGCACTTCCAGTAACTTGTAGAGTTCCAGTTTGTAAGTTTGGAAAATTTGCTTCAGATTCTATTTCAAAATATGGAGCAATGCTTGGACTACTGGTTACAGAGTGTCTTAGTAAAGAGCAATTAGAAATTGCGGACCAACTACCAATTGAGCTTTCAAATGAAGAATCGTTTGCATCAAGCATTAAATTTTTACTAAGAGATATCTCGTTGTCGTACCCTGCATAGGCTTTAATATATTCTTTTAGACCAAGAAGACTTCCTTTAGTTTCATACAAACGAATAATGTTGTTTAAAAAAATTCTTGATTGTTTTAAACCAAGCTCTGGTTCATATTTAATACCAAATTGATTCATAAATATAGGGATTAAATTGCCGTTTATGTTTTCAATATCATACCTATTAATAATATTATCAGTTTGAGTTCTATATAAATCGTAATTTAAAGAAATTAACTTTAAATATCTTAAAAGAAATGTATTTGTTTCATCAACAGCCGTCCCATAAGGAACTTGAGATGTTAAAACTGATGGAAGATAGTTAAACATGTTTGTAGTAGTGTTGTAATCTTTAACCGAAATACCAATAGCGTCTCCTGCTTTTTGCCATAAATTATTTGAAGTTTGACGAACAAAAATTGAATAGTAATAAGGATTGGATTGTTTCAACCCAGTATCACCGCTTAAAGCGCCATCATCCAAAAAATAAATTCTAGAGATGTCTTTTTCATCTTCAAATAAAACAACACCATCGTCGGCAGTTACAGGAAACCCATATGAATTGCGTACAGCTCTAATATAATCCCAATCACCGCGTGGTGTAGCCCAAGATAATTGAATAGAAGCATAATCATAGGGAGTAGCTACAAATGGTTCTGCGTTAAATTGAGCCTGAGCACCAGACCCATAATAAGCAGTACCATAATAATCTGCGCCGTAAATAGCCATTTATAGGTTACATTCCACCAAGCATAAAATTGGTAGCTGTTGTATCAACTTCGGTTGCATTTAAAGAAGAAAAAGTGCCATTAGCGGAAATTGCTGCTACTACTGTACCGTTGCTAGTTTGCCATTCTTGAAGGTTAGCGCTTTGACTTGCAGCGCCTTTTACTATTAAACCTTTTGTACTAGATGTGCTAGCTGTGATTGTGCTACCGCCTACAATTTTTACATATTGTGTGTGGGTATCTGCAACAATTCCTTTTTCAATATTTGCAAGTCTTCCATTAAGGGTTACATAATCAGTTGCGGTATTTGCCCAACCAGATGCACTTGCTGCCGTTGCCACCGATGGGGTTGTTCCAATAACAGATTCAATAGCTGTTACTTCATCAAATAAAGAGTTAGGGTCTGCTGCTTGAATAAGGTCAATAACGTTAACTTTTGGAGTAAACGTTTTAACGGAATTTGGGTATGTGGCTGGCATATGTATCCTTAACTTATAGGATTCCGCCGATTGGAGTAATTGATATTACCCCAACCTTAGGAATTTCGTATGTTTTGCAGTCAATGGTGTTAATTCCAGTTGTAGCTAATGATGATGTCCAAATATTTGCTGCAGTAGAGCTTCCAAAACCTCCAGCATTTGCCGACATAGTGATGGTTTTAGCAACAGAATTAAATGCAGAGATAGTAGTTCCATTAGCAATTGTTACCGCTCCTGAGGTTACTGCAAGTTTTTGTCCAACAGCAACATTAACAAAAGAAGAAACATTTGATATTGTAGGGCTTCCAGAGGTCATATTTCCGGTAAATGAAGCATCTGCCCGTGTTAATAGCTTTACATCCGCATAGGAAACGCCCTTAACACCATCAATAGCAGAAAGTACGTATTGAAGCGCAAACGTCTCAGCAAATGTTGTGTTTTCAAAACTTAATAGGTTTACAAGGGCTAATTCAACAGCATTAGTCACTGTTGATTGTTTGTATTGAGCTGCAATCCGTAAGTCTAATGTTATATCTATTGGAACATATGTTGGTGGTAGTACAGTTACAGTTGTAGTTGCGGGTGCTTTATCAACAATAAAATCTGCAACATCATTAGCGGCGTTTTCAAAAATAGAATTTGAATTTCCATCAACATCAATTCCAGGGGTTCCATTGCCGGTATCACCGTAAGGCGCAACATAAAGGATTATGTTGTTATATACGGTACCGTCAGCAACAGCTTTTCCAACAGAAGGTACTTGAATTGCTAGAGCAGCGTAATCCGATAAGGACACGGCTCTATTAAGAGCAGTTAACGCAAAAGGAGCATTGAACCTAATACTGTCTGTTGATTCTCTTTCTGAACCACCTGAAGCGGACTCTTGGTTATTAACAGTAAGCCCTGCAGAAATATTGCTAAGTAAATATGTAAGAGTGTTGGGGCCAACATTTCCGTAAGCGCCGCCACCAATACGGTATGTTGCATAAATAGCTCCCGCAGGCGGAATTCTTCCGCTTATGTTGTCGCCAAAACTTATAGAGCTAACTCCATCTGCATTTGTTGATACGGTATAGGAAGGGTCGTTATACCCTGAATCAATAAGGTAATTAACCTCGTTATAGCTAACCCCATTGGCAGTAATTGAAGTTGTTTTTGAAATTACTGGGCTTTTAGATAAAGTAAACTTTTGAAAAGTAGAACCATCAGAGTCACCAAGGTATTCTTCAAGAACAGTTGTTCCTTCTGTTGCTGACACTGTTGCAGAGCCTTTTACCGCACCAACAGCGGCCGGAACCGTTACCGCAGTGTCTGTTTCAAATATAACTTGTGTAGAAGTTCCGTTTATAGTTGTTGTGGTTGCTACTTGAGTCTTTGACGGGACAGTTATTGAGGTAGCAGTTCTGTTTTGAAACGTTAACGTTACTGTTGCGGGAAGACCGTTGCTTGGTGAGTAGTTTAGTAGGCTTGCTATGGATAGGACAGAGCTTCTTTGAGTTGCCGTGTTAATAAATCCTTCGTTAGCGGCCCTATCAATATAATAATTGAGCATATCTCCCATGTAAGCAAAAAGCTCAATAAGAGTAATTCCAAAATCTGACGGGTCGGTAGATGTCCATTCAGGTAAAAAGTTTGGAATGAGTGCAAGCATATCCTCACGAATAGACGCGTAATCACGAGATGTGTAATCCACTTGTGGTATGTAATTAGATGCCATCATAACTCCTGAAGAACGTCGCCTGAGCGGGTTAAGTACCCAGTTTTTACTGAAACTTGGTCAAATTGCCCACTAGGAAGCTTATAGTCAATTGTAACGCTTATTGTAGCCAATTGAGAGTCCATAGAGGTTTTTATATTTATAAGTGTTAAATCTTGTAAATAAGAGGTAAATGTATTTGTTACGCTCTCTTTAATGATGAAATCCGCATCAGCACTTGGTTCAAAAATTATTGATTTTATAAAGCCCCCATATTGGGGCCTAAAAACCCTTTCACCCGCACCCGTTAATACGGCAGCAATAACTCTTGATTGCCAAATTAATCGTTGGTCATTTGAAGCCAAAATTGCACCGGTAGAGTCTACCGAAAAAGGTAAAATAATTGCACGTTCCATTAGTACACTCCCATCCACACAGGAAAGTTAGGGTCTCCGCCTTCAAACATCACCCAAACACCTTGGTTAAGGTTAGGAACTTTTCGATGAAGCGTGTGCTCCGTATCGTTTGTTTCCAATAAATCATCTAGCTCCTCATGGTTGTGATTTAAAGAGCCAGACGTCCCTGAGTGGGCCGAGTGAGAAAGTGTTTGTGTTGCGCTAAAAGAATGGGTATGTGAAGGCTCCCCACCAGAGCCAGTTGTTCCTGAAACTGAAACGCTGTGGCTTGTATGAGTGGTTAAAAGTGCGGCAACTTCTGAAGCGAGGTGTGGAAGATGGTTCGGATGGTCGGCGTTTGTTACAACAGGAAGGCATGGGTAGGCCCAATTTGTTACATTTGTATAAAGAACTTGTGGGACTTTAAGGCGAATTCTATTGAGAGACTCTGGGTCCTCATTGTCAATGCACACCCCCCTATAGATACCAAAAAATGAACTGTTCATCATTAAAACCCCAATTTTTTCTTTAATACATTTGGCGGCATTTTAACATCTTTAAATGCTGGTCTACGTAGGTTACCAGATGTCCCCACCCATTTATGAGATGGAGAGCCAACAGTTTGAATTTTTGAAACATTTTTTACGGTTGATAAATGGGAAGAAGAATTCTTCTTGTAATCTGCGCCTACCCTTTTAAGAGAGGTTTTTGGCACCACATTTTGTTGTCTAACTCCGGATGTAATTACTCTCTTAATTGAGAGGTCAGGAGAATATATTTCTTTATTATCAGTCCATTTTGACGCTAGCCCTAAAGAGTCTGTTCCAACTTCAACAGTAGTTGTAAAAACTTCTTTTTCTATGTAGTGGTTTACAGACAATATTGTCCAATAACCGGAATAAGTTGCCCCTAAACCATCTAAGTAAATTGGAGCATCTGGTAAAAGTCCAGGACTTCCCTGAAGTACAGCAGTACCTCTATAGGCATAACGATTTCTTTCATCTGCTGCATCAGATTCATATTTAGCTATTTTAAATGTTGGAGCAACAACATCAGTATGATAAGTGTCAAAAACAATTGGCTTAGAGCCTTTTCTAGTTTTTGTAATTTCTTTTTGGTTTGTGTTTTGATGTTCTGTATAAAAATCCCTATCCACACCACTTACAGCGACAGAAGCTTTTTTAGCATCTTCAAAAGGAATTGCTTCTCCAATTAATGGTTTAAAAGAATATATACCAGTTTTCTTTTCATCTAGTCCACTCATTCTGTAATACGAAGATTGTGCTCGAAAATCAGTAAAAGCTTGAGTTACTGGATGAAAAATTACTGTAGAATTATCACATTTTAAAGAGTACCCATTTTGTTTTGCTAATTTTACCATTAATTCCCAGTCAGACATTCCAGCTTGAGATATTTGGTCATACACTCGTTCTGTGGGTATACAATCATAAGAAAGTTCATTTCTATTTGCAATATCTGCAATTACTTCTGACGCTGTTACATCAGACCAAACCTTTTGAGAGGCTTGTTTTAATGGATAAGAACAACCAATAATAGTAACCTCAACGTAATTTTTTTCTGGGGATATATCAGGCTTTACGTAATGAACGTACCCATTTATAGTACGAGAACCACCAGTATTTGTTAATTTTATAACAACAGGTGTTCCAGAAGAAATTAAATCGTAAGCAACAGACCATTCTGAAAAATAAACTGTGACTATTTCATGTTCGTACCTGG